CCCCCCGAGTCACTCGCTCTGCACTTCTAACAGGGGGAAACAAATGAAGACAGCACACAAAGTAACAATCGGTTCGTGCGATCCAGGATCCGTAAATGGATCCTTTGCATACAGACTGATCCAACTTGCGCAAGCAAGAAGCAGCAGACTCGGGCCATTTGTGAGAATTAAGGGTTCCGGACTTTTATCAAAGCAACGAAACCGCATGGTGAAACAATTTCTGGATAACACAAACAGCGACTGGCTTCTCATGTTGGACTCAGACGAACAGCTGACGACGCAAGCATTCGACGCCTTGATCGACACAGCCCATGACAAAGATCGCCCGATCGTCGCAGGCCTTGTCTTTGCAGGATTTGGAGTACCAGGCAAGCCTTACCCAAAGCCAGTCCCGGCGATATTTCAGGACTCGGACAAGGGCTTTCTTCCGCTTTACAAATACGACAAGAATTCAGTCTTTGAAATTGACGCAGCTGGAACCGGATGCCTGATGGTTCACCGAAGCGTTCTAGAGAAGATGCGCGAAGTCGCAGACCCAAACCAGGGAACCGATTGGTGCTGGTTTTGGGATGGGCCAGTAAATGGCGACTGGATCGGGGAAGATTTATTATTCTGCCGAAGGGCAAAGGCGCTCGGATTCAAGATCCACGTCAACACAGCCGCAGTTCTACCCCATCAAAAGAGCTTCTGGATGGAAGAGATCCATAATGACATTTGGAAAGATTAAGAAGATCCGGCGCAAGCCGGCAAAGGAAACAGCAACCGCCGATCCCAAATTAGAACGAGCAATGCTGCCGAAACCGGAAAGAAGGACGAAGCGTGGCCCTAACTAATGCCTATTGCACTCTAGCCGAATTAAAGGCCTCACTTGCGATCACAGACAGCGTGGACGACACACCACTCGAAGCAGCGATCACAGCAACAAGCAGAATGATCGACGATTACACCGGGCGCTTCTTTTACCGCAACGGAACGACGCAATCACCAGTGGCTCGTTATTACACACCACTCGATCCGTGGACGATGAACATGGACGACAGCGTCTCGATTACAGAAGTGGCAACAGACGATAACTTCAACCAGACATGGGATACCGTTTGGTCAACAAGCGACTACATGCTCGAGCCAGTAAACAATCCACAGCGCGGATGGCCAGTCAACCGCATCCTTGCAATTGGCCGGTACGTTTGGCCTTATTATTTGCCACAGGCCTGCCGAATTACCGGCGTCTGGGGATGGACAGCAACACCAGCAGAGATCAACATGGCAACCTTGATCCAGGCAGCTCGCCTCTTCACACGCCGCCAGTCGCCATTCGGGATCGCAGGAAGCCCGGACTTAGGCACAGTGCGCCTCACAGCCAAACTCGACGCAGACGTTGAAGCTTTGCTTCGACCATTCCGCAAGAACAATGGGCTGGCCAAATAATGCCAATGAGTCCAAGCCAAGTCCGCGATGGCCTTAAAACACGATTACAGACCATAACAGGCCTCCGCGTTTACGATTTGATACCAGAGCCAGTAACACCGCCATGCGCGGTCGTAGGACAACTAGATCTCACATTTGATATCGATAACGCCAGAGGACTGGATCAGGCAACCGTAGATATCTATGTGATTGTTCAACGCTTCTCCGAAAGAGCAGGCCAGGACAAGCTCGATGGATACCTTGCAGGAACAGGAGCAACATCTATCAAAGCAGCGATAGAAGGAGACAGAACGCTCGGCGGAGCATGCCAGACATTGCGAGTGACCAGCGCAGAGTCTGGAACATACGACTCTCAATCAAACACATTTCTCTCGTACCGATATCGCCTAACAATCTACGGATAAGGAACCGATATGACATATACAATAATCTCAAACCGGGAAGTCTGCGGAAAGACCACAGGCGACACGCTCACAGCCGAAGAATTGCAAGATGCAGGAGTCAGCGCAGAAACTCTGATCGCCGGCAACCACATCAAAGCAAGTAACACAGCACCACAAATCCCATCCATCACAATCAAAATAGAAGAAGGAGCGACTAAATAATGGCTCGCATAGTTCTCACAGACGCATTCGTCTCCGTTGGCGGAGTGGATCTGAGCGATAGAGTCGCTTCAGCAACACTAAACACCACACGCGACGTAGTCGAAACCACAGCATTCTCATCAACAGCAGCAAAGACAAGAGTCACTGGCCTTATAGATAACTCAGTAACCCTTGAATTCCATCAAGACTATGCAACAAGCGAAGTGGAACAGACAATCTATCCACTTCTAGGAACAGCATCAACAGTAATCGTAAAGCCAAACGGCGCTTCTACCAGCGCGTTTAATCCCAGTTATACATTCTCCGCTATAATTTCAGAATGGACTCCGATAAACGGATCCGTTGGAGAATTGGCCACAGCTAGCGTGACCTGGCCGATCACAGGAGCAATCACTAAGGCGGTCGCATAATGGCAAGAATCGTACTAACAAACGCATCCGTTGTATTTGGAACGACTGATCTCAGTGACCACATTGCGAGCATCACTCTAAATTCAACATTTGATATCGTCGAGACAACTGCATTCGGTAACACAGCAAAGACACGTGTGGCCGGACTTGCAGACAATTCTGTAACGTTTGAATTCCACCAGGACTATGCAACTTCAAGCGTTGAGCAAACAATCTATCCTTTACTTGGAACAGCAGTCTCAGTGGTTGCAAAGCCAGTAGCAGGAACGACAACAACATTCAATCCGCAATACACATTTTCTACGCTAGTTTCAGAATGGACTCCGCTAAATGGATCCGTTGGTGAATTAGCAACTGCAAGTGTGACTTGGCCGATCTCCGGCGCAATTACCAAAGCAACATCCTAAAGAAAATAGGGGGAAACAAAGATGGATGGATTATTTATCAAGGTAAAAACAAACGATGGAACAGATGCAACCTTCCCGTTGCGTCCAAGAATCATCGTGGACTTTGAACAAAAGTACGGAAAAGGACTCGCAAAACTTATCGGCGAAGAGCAAAAACTAGAGCACATCTATTATTTAGGATGGCTCGCACTTCGAGCAAACGGCAAGGTTGTGAAACCCTTCGGGCCAGAATTCTTAGATACATTAGAAGCGGTATCTCTGGACACAGACCCAAATTCCGAATCCACAGAAACAGCCTGACATATTCAATAGCAGCAGTTTCTGTGGAGACAGGCATCGACCCGATCAGTTTATTAGATGCACCAGAAGGCATACTTGAAGCGATCGTGATCTACCTGAAAGAGCGAGCAAAGGCGGTCAATAAAAATGGCGGATGAAACAGTAGTGATATCCGGCATCAAAGAAACCATCGAGTCGCTTAAAAAATTCGACAAGGATGCAGCTCGTCGGCTGAACAAAGTGATCAACGACGAGCTCGCCCTTGCCGAAAGCGCAGCCAGGGCCAAAATCGAAGACAAACCACCGATGAGTGGATGGCGCACCGTTCCAGCGGTAAAGGGCCGAGTACGCGGTGGGCAAGGCTGGCCAGCATGGGAACCAACAGCGATCCGCCAGGGCATCAAGAAGACCAGAGTCGAAGGCAAAGTCCGATCCGATTACACCACCAGCGCCGGCGCACTCGTCCAGAAGACAGCAGCTGGTGCCATTTGGGAAGTAGCAGGACGACGAAGCGGCGGATCAGGAACAGGCCGCAACATGATCGGCGTTCTTAACGAAAGATTCAAAGGCGCATCGCGTGGCATCTGGGCCGTTGTAGATAAAGACGCGGATAAAATTCGCAACAATGTTCGCAAAGCAATAGAAGATGCACAGAAACTCTTGAAAGCAAATCTAAACAAGGAGAAGGGATAACCACGTGGCAGTAGGAGCAGTAGTCGCCCGGATTATTACCCAATACTCCGACAAAGGAAGCAAAGCAGCAGCCAGGGATATAAATAAACTTGGTAAATCCTTCGACAAATTTGCAGGCAAAGTAGGCAAAGCATTTGTGATCGCAGGCGCAGCTGCGGCAGCCTTCGCAGTTAAGATCGGTGTAGATTCAGTAACAGCTGCGATCGCAGACGAAAAATCACAGACACTTCTAGCCAATTCTTTACGCAATACAACAGGAGCAACCGACGCAGCGATCGCAGCGACAGAAACCTACATCGACCAGATCCAGAGAACCTTCGGGGTGGTCGATGATGAGCTTCGTCCGGCGCTAGGAAAACTCGCCTCAATAACCGGATCAATTACGGATGCACAGAAACTGCTAGGCCTTGCCCTTGATATCTCAGCAGGCGGAAGTGTTGATTTAGGATCAGCAACAAATGCCGTCACAAAGGCGCTACAAGGAAACTACAAAGCGCTCCGCAACATGGGCGTTCCGATCACAGATGCAATGGTCAAATCCAAAGACCTCAATGCCGTTCTAGCAATAACAGCCAAAACATTTGCAGGAGCAGCAGCAGCAAGAGCAAACACATTCGAATTCAGAATGACCCGGCTCAACATTGCTCTGGACGAAGCAAAAGAAACATTAGGCACAGCACTTCTGCCTACCCTAGAAGATTTATTTACCACGCTGACGACTAAAGTCATTCCAGCGGTTCAAAAGTTCCTAGAAGAAAATGGCGACAAACTCGTCGCAGCCTTCCAGATGGCAATTAAAGCCGTTGTCGGTTTTGGATTTGTGGTCTTCAAAGTCTTTCAGTTTGTAGCAAAGAATAAAAACTTATTCATAACACTCGGTGCAATCTTCGCCGCTACATTTGTAGCAGGCAAAGTGATCGCATTTGTTACAGCGATACAAGGACTGATCAAGGCATACAAAGCGATCAGAGCAGCAGCACTCGGCGCGGCAGCGGCACAGGCAGCTGCAACCGGCGGAATATCCGTAGCAGCAGCCGTAGCCGGAGTCGCAGCCTTCACAGCAACTCTCGGCGGTCTTTATTTTGCCGTCAAGGGCGCAAACAATGCAATGGATGGCTTGGAACAAAGTGGCGAAGATTTAGAGTTCTCATTCGACGGCTTAAACGACAAGACCGACGACTTCCTGACAAACCTCAAAGGCCTCAATGTTGATCTTGGAAAGACTACAGCAAAGACAAAGGCACAAACAGCAGCCGATGTATTAGCAGCTAAGGCAAAGACAGTTCTCGCAGCTCTGGAAAAATTAGGCGTAAAGCCGACAACAGAGAAGGATCCAATCCAGCTCGAAGCAGCACGCCTGAACCTTCTCAAGCAAAACAACCTAGAAGAGCAACGCCGACTTGCAGCAATCATTGAAAACATCAATGCTCAAATGAAGGCTAATCAAGCAGTTGAGCGATATGTTGATTTGCTTGGAGTCGTTGCAGATCAAGTTATTTCAGATCAAGAAGTCATCCTTCTTGCCCGCAAATGGGGAATCAGCGCAGAAGCCGTTGTCGCTTATACAACCGCCGTTTTTGCAGTCAATGATGCAACCCTTTCAACAGAAGAAATTGACCTGCTTGCAAAGCAATGGGGAATCACCAAGCAACAAGCAGAGATGTATCTTGACTTTTTCAAATACATCAATGATGGAAAACTAGATCAGAGCGAAGTCAATGCTTTAATGGACAAGTGGAAACTGACTAGCAAAGAAGTTTCAGAATATGCAGATAAGATTTCAAAGGGTGTAACTCCATCAGATTTATGGCCGACACCTGGCAATCAGGCAGCAAAGTCTTGGCGTGATGCACTTGCAGCTTTGAATGCCTACAATGCAGCTTTAGGAATCAAACTTGCACCAACGATGCCAACAACACCAACACCAACACCAGGCGGTGGCGGCGGTGGTGGGGGTGGCGGTGGTTCAAATATATTGTCAAACATTCCTGCAATACAAGAAAGAGTTTCAGTTATAGGTGAAAATGGCAAAGAATTCCTGAAACTTATAGACAATGTTGCACCTGTATTTCAAACCTTAGAAGATAGTGTTGCAAGAAATGCTACTATTTCACAAGGAGTTGTGACCCAACCATTTAATGCAGGTTCATTCAGAATGGCAGAAGGTGGAAGTCTATTTTCATCAGGTGCAGTTGGATCACGCGATGTTGTTGTGAATGTGACAGTTCAAGGAAGCGTCACATCCGAAAACGATCTGGTTACATCCATTCGCAACGGATTGCTTCAAGGACAAAATAACGGCCAGGCAATTGTAAAATCAGCGGTGACAATCTAATGTCAATGCCTACGCTTGGCGTTGCGGTTGATTTTGCTAACGGCCCGGCCTTTGGCAATCCGCTTATTCTTGGAGACGCTTCAACGCCATTAGGCACAGGCATCCTGGCAGATACGGCTTCAGATGTTGTCGATGTTTCAGACATAACGCTTCGCGTGTCTATTCGCAGAGGAAGAAACAGAATCCTCAACAAGTTCGAAGCAGGAAGCGCAACGATCGTTCTTGAAGATCAAAACGGCGACTGGGTACCTTCCAATCCAGCATCTCCCTATTACGGCAAACTTGTACCACTTCGCAAAATTCGAATATGGGCAGATTACAATTCAGTCCGTTATTACCTTTATTCGGGCTACATTACGAGCTACGACACAAACTTCAGCGTTGGATTCAACAACCTTTCTACCGTCACCCTGCAATGCGTGGACGCCTTCCGCTTATTTTCTAACGTGGCAATTTCAACCGTTGCCAGCACTTCAGCAGGGCAGACAACAGGGGCGCGGATGGAAAACCTGCTCGACGTTGCATCATTTCCAACTTCGATGCGCGTGATTGATACAGGAGACAGCACCGTCCAGGCGGATCCAGGAACCGAGCGCGACCTATTGAACGCACTTCAGACAATAGAAAATAGCGAGTTCGGTGGCTTTTACATTGATCCAGAAGGAAATGCCACATTCCTCTCACGTGATACTGTGGCACAGAAGGCAGATCAGACAGCAACAGATTTCTCAGACGGCGGAACAGGAATCTCTTACCAGGCGATCGATTTCGCCTATGACGACACCCTGATCTTTAACGACGTGACAGTTAACCGGGTGGGGGGCACAGCTCAAACGGTTCAGGACACCAGCAGCATCGAAACCTACTTCATCCATTCCGGAAAGCGCGAAGGATTGCTGATCCAAACCGATGCCGAGTCTTTAGATCAGGCAACGATGATCTTGCAATCGCGCAAAGATGCAATCTTCCGCATTGATTCCATCGGGCTTAACCTAGCAGACGACACCGAAACTGCCAGGATCGTGGCAGGCCTAAGTTTAGACATCTTCGATTTGGTCAACATTACAAAGACTACCCCAGGCAGCACTTCTGTTACGCTTGAGTTATTCGTACAAGGAGTGCAACAGGACATAACCACCAACACATGGACGACCAAATTATTCACAGCAGAGCCTATAATTCAAGCGTTTATCTTAGACTCGACAACTCAAGGAATATTGGATGGCGCAAACTCTGTGCTTTCCTACTGATTAAGGAGCAACAATGGCAAAGCAGACATTCACGACCGGTCAAGTTTTGACCGCAGCACAAATGACAGCGCTGCAACAAACTGCGATGTTAGGCGGAGCTGCAAGCGCAAAGACTGCTTCTTATGTGCTTGTTGCAGCTGATGCCGGTGATGCAATCACAATGAGCAACGCAGGAGCAACCACGATCACAGTCAACACCGGATTGTTTGCTGCCGGCGACATTGTCACGATCATCAACATTGGAGCAGGCGCCTGCACGATTACAGCAGGAACGGCAACAGTTACGACTTCAGGATCCCTTGTTCTAGCTCAAAATCAGGGCGGCGTTCTTCGCTTTACGAGTTCAAGCGCTGCGATTTTCTTACAGTTCGCAACCCCGGCATCAGGAGACATTGAAGGAGTTACAGCCGGCACAGGATTGTCAGGCGGCGGAAGTTCAGGAACCGTCACACTTTCAATTGACACAGCAACAACTGTGGACAAAACAACAGCTCAGACTTTGACAAATAAGACTCTGACCGCGCCACTTATCAATCTAGCCTTCAACGCACAAACTGGAACAACTTACACACTTGTAGCAGCAGATTCAGGCAAATTAGTTACCACATCAAATGCCTCTGCCGTTACGGTTACGGTTCCGCCTTCTGTCTTTAGCGCCGGCGAACAGATCAATGTGCAAAGCATTGGTGTAGGACTAACATCTTTCGCGCAAGGTGCAGGAGTCACGATCACTTCAACAGGTGCAACCGCCACAGCCCCCATCCTTAGAGCGCGTTATTCAGCGGCTACTATTATATGCACCGCTTCAAATGTATTTACAATCGTGGGCGACCTGAGCTAATGAGTCCAATTCTTGGGATTATTGCATCATCTAAGTTGGTTGCAAGTGGCTCTTACGAGTCTATTGCTACTCTAAATGGAGACGGCTCCACAGCTAGTGTTACTTTTAGCTCTATTCCTAGCACCTATAAACATTTACAG